GCGACCTGGGTTGTCGGCGAGGTGACCTACCGGCGAGGGCTCGGCGGCACGACCGCCGATTTGACGCTGATGCCGCCTGAGGCCTTCTCTCCCGAGTACGTGCCCTATCTGCCGTTCAACTTTCAGCTCTCCGAGGCGGCCCGCCGGGGCGAGGAGGCCGCTCAGCGTCGCCCGGAGGCCGGCCAGTGACCGCGCTCCGGGCCATCGCCGGTCGCGTCGGGATGATCTTCGGGGTCGGCAAGATTCTGGCGATCCGCACTGATCGAGGCACGGGACGGGCCACGATGACGGCCCAGGTGCAACTCCCCGAGACGGGGGAGGTGCGGGACGACACCCCGATCCTCTCCGTCTACGGCCTGACGTCGCGGCCGCGGCCGGGCGCCGATGCTGCGGTGGCCTTCCTTGGCGGGAACCGTGGCGCCGGCGTGGTCATCGCGACGGGCGATGGGCGCTTCTTCGTCCCGCTCTCCGATGGCGAGGTGGCGCTGCACACCCATGAGGGCGCGAAGGTGCATCTGAAGCAAGGCGGCGCCGTGGAGATCGTGGCACCCGGCGGGCTGACCATCACCGCACCGACGCTCACTCACAACGGCCGGGACATCGGCGGCACGCATCGGCACTCCGGGGTCGACCCGGGAGGCGGGACGTCTGGGGAGCCCATCGGATGAGCACGGTCGCAATCGCCTGGGACAATCTGACCGGGCGCGGGGATTGGGCGCGTGACGCCGACGGAAGGCTGGTGGTCGGTTCCGATCTCGAGGCCGCGATCTGGGTAAGCCTATTTTCGGACCGGCGCGCGGCCACGGATGACAGGCTCACCGACGGCACCGACGACCGGCGCGGCTGGTGGGCCGACGCCTTCAGCGACAAGCCGGTCGGCAGCCGGCTCTGGCTGCTCGACCGGGCGAAGCGCACCGAGGAGACCCGGCGCCGCGCCGAGACCTATGCCCGCGAGGCCCTTGCCTGGCTGGTGGAGGACGGTGTCGCCGCGCGGGTGGACGTCACGGCCGAATGGGCTGGGCCGACCTTCCTCACGATCCTGCCGGTGGTGACCCACCGGGACGGCCGCCGCGCCGATTTTCGCTTCGATTGGGCCTGGCTGGGAGCCTCCTGACGCATGCCATTCGTTCGTCCTGGCCTGTCGGAGCTGATCCGGCAGTCGCTGACCGATCTCGCCCAGGCGATGAACCTGCAGGCGGTCCTGCGCTGGCGCCCCGAATACGCGATGGGCAAGGCGGTGGCCGGCCTGGTGAACGGGCTTTACGGCTACCTGGACTGGATTGCGAAGCAGGCTGTCCCCGGCACCTCGACGGGCGAGTATCGTGCCGACTGGGCAGCACTGAAGGGCGTCTTCCCGAAGGAGGCGACCTTTGCCTCCGGGACCGCGACCTTCCCTGGCGTTGAAGGCATGCCCCTGCCGACGGGGACTGAGGTTCGACGGGCGGATGGCAGCGCGACCTATCTGGTCACCGCCGGGGCAACGGCCGGTCCGGACGGGATGGTCTCGGTGCCGATCACAGCGACCACCAGCGGGCCCGCGGGGAACGTGGCCGCCGGCACGGCCCTGGTGCTGGGCACGGCGGTTGCCGGCATCGCCTCATCTGGCGTCGCAGACGGTCCGCTGACCGGCGGCGCCGCGGCAGAGGAGGTCGATAGCGACGCGTTCCTGACGCGCATGCTGCTGGCCTATGCCGAGCCGGCGCAGGGCGGCGCGGCGGGGGACTATGCCGTCTGGGCGCTGCAGGTGCCCGGCGTCACCCGCGCCTGGGTGAGCCCGAACGGGATGGGCCCTGGGACGGTGGTGGTCCGCTTCATGATGGACGCCGCGAACGCCGATGACGACGGCTTCCCCCAGGGCACCGATGGCGTGGCGGCGGACGAGCCCCGGGACACGGCCGCGACCGGCGACCAGCTCGCTGTCGCGGACCACATCTTCCCGCTCCGTCCGGTCACGGCCCTGGTCTATGCGGCGGCGCCGTCGCCCTATGGCATCACCGTGACGATCGATGACATGCAGGGAGACACCCCCGAGATCCGGGCAGCCGTGCAGGCTTCCCTGGTCGCCATGTTTCGCCTGCGGGGCACGCCCGGCGGCACGATCTATCCCTCGGAAATCGCGGCGGCGATCGACGCGGCGTCGGGCGTGGAGCGCTTCACCCTGGCCTTCCCGACCACCGCCATCACCGCCCCAGATGGCGCGCTGCCCGTCCTGGGCGCGCTTAGCTGGACCTGACCCATGGCCCGGTACCAGGTGCGCTCGGTCGCGGCCTATGTCGCCGTGCTTCTCTCGCTGCTGCCTCGCGGGCGGATCTGGCCGCGCGATCCGGACAGCACCCTCGCGGCCGTTGCCCGCGGACTGGTGCCCACGGCTCAGCGGCTGGACGAGCGCGGGGTGGCTCTCCTGGTGGATGCCTTTCCCAGGAGCACCGTGGAGCTGCTCCCCGAGTGGGAGCGGACGGTCGGCCTGCCGGACGCCTGCTCTGGCTTGGCGCCTACGCTGCAGCAGCGGCAGGCACAGGTGGTCGCGAAGCTGATCGCGGTTGGTGGGCAGTCCATCCCCTACTTCGTCAGTGTGGCCGCGGCGCTCGGCTACGAGATCGAGATTGAGGAGTTCGCACCGGCGCGGGCGGGCGTCTTCAGCGCGGGCGATCCGCTCTACGGCGAGGCCTGGGCGCACGCGTGGCGCGTGCATGCTCCTGAGGTCACCGTCACCTACTTCGTGGCAGGCGGCTCCTCCGCCGGTGAGCCGCTCGCGGCGTGGGGCAACGAGGTCCTGGAATGCGTGCTGTCACGCATCAAGCCGGCCCACACCAACCTGATCTTCGCATACGGGAGCTGACATGAGGCGGATCAAAAGTCCGACGGCGGTAGCGTCGCGGCCGGCGGTGCCGGCACTGACGGGCGCTGAAGGCTACTTCACCAACGGCAATCCGGGCGCGGGCGTACCGGCCACGGTGATGCCGGACTGGTGGCTGAACATGATGCAGGACGAGTTCCTGGCCATTCTTGCCGCTGCCGGGATCGCTCCGGATACGGCGGGCACCGTCAACAATCAGATCATGGCGGCCCTGCGCGCCATGTTCGGCGGCACCGGCCTTCTAGGCGTCAACAGCCATATGCGCCTGCCTGGCGGGATGATCGCACAGTACGGGTTCAATTCGACCGAGGTGGGGGGCAACGTCAACTTCGCCTTCCCGCTCACCTTCCCGAACGCCTGCCGCATTGTCCTAGCCATGGAAGCGTCTGCGGACGGCTGGGGCCCCGGGTCCTGCCGGGTATTTGGCTGTAATCTTAAGACGCAGGCCGGAACAATCATCAGCTCGGCCGTCGTGACAAGCGGCAGCGTGACGTTTGGCAGTGCGGCCTTCTTCTGGCTCGCTCTGGGGGATTGAACATGGCAGACGAACTCGGTCAGAAGTACGTCGTCGTTGATAACGAGGGCCGCGCGCTGGCTTTCTATGCGTCGGACTTCAATCCGACGATCCCGGCGGACGCTATCCCGATCTCGGATGAGGTCTGGGACGAATGGTCGCAGGCGAGCCAGCGGAAGCTCTGGCAGGACGGCGCGCTGGTGGATGCGCCGGCGCCTGTTCCCGGGCCTGCACCTGTGCCCGCCTCCATCACTGCCCGGCAGGCCCGCCTTGCTCTGCTGCAGGCCGGTCTGCTGGATCAGGTGGACACGGCGGTCGCCGCCGCCGGTCGAGCAGCGCAGCTGGAGTGGGAATACGCCACCACGATCGACCGCGGCAGCGCCCTGGTCGAAGGTTTGGCTGCGAGCGTGCCGCTCACCGAAGCGCAGTTGGACGCGCTCTTCACGGCCGCAGCGGTCCTATAGCCGCCCCCTAATCCGTCCGCCTGACAACCGCGCGCCGTTGTGCTGCGCGGCGCTCCCGCATGCGAGGTGCCCATGAATGCCTTCTCTGCTTCGGTCGCGCTCGACCCGGCCGGGACGCTGCAAAACCGTCTCGACCGGCTCTGGATCGGCGACACGGCCGATGCCGTGGCGCAGTTCCTGAATGTCGTCCGCGCGCCGCGGCAGGTCGATGGCGTGGAGTTCCTGTGGCGCAGGCCTGACCTCCTCGAGTTCACCACGCCCGGCATCCCAGATGCAGGAACGCCGGCGCCGTTCTGGCGGAGCAAGTGGGAGGTGGACCAGGCGGGCCGGTGGGCGGTCCGGGCAATGTCGGCGGAGCCGGCGGTTAAGCTCGACTGGTTCTTCTTCGACGTGTTCGCGGGGCCGGGCGACGAGATCGCACCCGCCGGCGCGATGTGGGTCTCCGGAGGCGGCTCCGCACTGACCACCGGCACCGGCGGGGTTTTCAGCGCCGTCCGGATCGACAAGCTGTCTGCAAGCGAGGCGCTCGCGGCCGGAGGGAAGCTGCCCTACGTCACGCCGGAGGGTGAGACCAAGGCACTCCCCGGCCAGGCGGTTCTGGATGCCGCCACCGAGGTGGTCCAACCCATCGCCGAGGAGGTGGGCTGGGACGCCCAGGCCGTGGAGCAGTCGCGGCAGGAGGTGGAGGCCGCTCTTGCACAGGCCCTTGCGCTGCTCAGCCCCTCGACCATCGCCGGCGCGCTCGGTCTCCCCATCACCGACTTCACCGACCCGCGCAACTCGGCGCTCCTGACCGTCATCTAAGGGATACCCAACATGGCATCGACTTCGATGTCCGTCCGCGATGCGGGCGGCAACCTGGTGAGTGTTGCCCAGGAGCAAACGGGCGACGTGCGCACGCCGCGATCCGTGCCTGAGGTGGGTGGGGCTGCTGTTAGTCTCGCCAACCCGCTGCCGGTCCGCAGCGCCGGCAGCACCGGCACGACCTTCTCGCAGAACCTGCCAGCGGTCGGCACGCTCGGCACGCTGCTGCTGACGATCCCGGCCAACACCACCCGCGCCTTCGCCTTCGTGGAGAACCAATCGGCGGGAAATCTGACGCTAGTCGGCGACAAGGGCGACGACACGCAGGTCTGGCATCGAAAGCTGACTGGTGTTGGCGCCAACCAGCAGGGCGCTGACTGGTCCAGCGCCGTCTTTTTCGGCAGAATTCGGGTTTACGGCGCGGCAGGCGCACAGGTTTCTGCGGGGGAGTTTTGACATGGCGCTTGATGCTGTCGCGCTAAAGGTGGCGCTTCGCAACGATCCATCCGTCTTGGCCAGACGTGATCTCATGCGCGGGCAGATGTATCTCTATCGGGCGATGGCGAACTCCTCGGCCGGCTACACCTTTGCAAATACCTGGGCCTTGGAGGCTGACTTTGATCTGGTGCAATTGATCTACGCCAACGACCAGACGACGCCCTGGACGATTACAGCGGCAAGCATCGCGCCGGCGGCGCAAATCGGAAACGGGTTCATCCCGCTAAACGCGGACGGTGCGGCGGTCCCTATGACCGCCGTCACGTTCGACACGGCTGGCATCCCGGGCGATCCAGTCATAGGTGCGGCAGGAGCTACCACTTCGTTCACCGTGCCTGCCGCTGCCGTGGCTGATGAGTTTGCTCCCGAGTTCTGGACGTCTGACTGGATGCGGGTGTCATCGCTGCCTCGCATAGACGCGGGATCGGACGGCCGCCCACTGCTCATGATCCGCACGCACTCGGCTGGCCAGGTCCGCGGTGTCAACCTTGGAGGGGCAAACGTTACGGCTTTCGCCGCTGAGGCGCGGGGGAGAGTTCTTCGTGCTGGCTTTCAAGGCGGAAACCAGACGCTTGCGGCGGCTCCGTCCTTCGCTGAGACGACCGCCTATAGCGCACCGGTTGGCATTCGCTATCTCGCACGGTCTCGCGGTGTCACGGTTCTGAACGTCGGCGACAGCCTGAGCCAGGGCCACATGACCGGATCGGAGCAGTTCTTTTCCCCCGCTCACTACGCCACGGCGGATTTATCTTCTCGTGGGTTGCCCGTGTCGTGGGTCAATGGGGCACGTTCGGGGTCTTCCAGTGTCGACTTCATTCGCGCCGGGAAGCGCAGCATGGACTTCTGGAAGCCGGGCATCGCCGTTATCGAACCATGGTCACCGAACGACGCGAAAGACGCGGAGGCGAGTAGCCAGTCGTTCGCACGCGCTCTGGACCTGGCTAACTATGCGCTGCGAGGTGGCTGCATTCCCATCATTCAGACGGCCGTTCCGTATCCAGGCGGCGGCATGACTGCCGGGCAAGATGCCTTCCGCAAAGCAACGAATGATAAGGTGCGGGCAATGGGCGCCTTGGGGTCCATCCTTGTCGCGGATATGGACGCGGTAGTCACGGATATGGGCTCACCTGCTGGACGCCTTCCTCAGTATGCGGCGTCGAGTGGCGGTCATTACAACGCGGCCGGCTATGCCGCCATGGGCGCTGCACTTCAGCCGGTGATCGCGCGGGCGCTCGGGCTATGACCAGAGCCTGACGGATGCCGCAGAGGGGGAGGGGTTAGATGCCGCACCGAACGCGCACGGGCGCCGGGCCGGCCGTGCCCCCGGAAGTCGAAAAGCTGGTGGAGAACACGCAGGCGATCCGGGACCA